CGCAGTCATCGTAAGACCACAACATAATATTATAATGACCCCCCATGGAAAGTCTTGTGGCATTATATCATCTCCATGGCTCGAGAAAGTTCAATGTAATGATTCATTTCATCGACTGCAATCTCAGCAATCTTAGTATCCTCAGGATTGTTCCAAAAATAATCTAGATAAGTTTCTGTTGCATGAAACTCAATACCTGCGTTCAAGTGATAAGCAGACACAGGAGCAATAGCATAATAACCCACCAAAATCCAATAATAGATGAGAACCAAGTGATAAGCAATAAAGCGATCATACCACCGGTCTGCACCGCCGCGACTTTCCATTTCGATAAGATGTTCGGTTTCATTGACTGTCTGTGCAAAGTGTTCTTTCATCAGATAGTAATGTGCTTCCGTTCTCAAACCAAGACTTTCCCTGAGATGTAGCACACTTAAAAAAGCAAAATAGGGTGCCCGAGCAATCGTCTCAAGCACCCAAAATCTTTGTATTGGAAGGTCGCGGTAGATAAAATCTATGATTGCTACCGTGATGTTTAGTAATAGGTTGTTAAGAGATTTCATTCCTTCCATCCCCCCTCTTCCTTATGTATCCAAACTTTCAAATCTTTGACATATTTTCGTAACATTCTAGACTGTTCTTCGTGCCATGGATTACCAGTCTCAAGATGGAGTCTCGTGTGTAGATCTACAGCATCAAGACACTTCTTAATGACTGGGTTCCAAGGTTCTCTTGTTGGATTGTTCCATTCTCTTGGCACGGGATTACAAGCGAGTGTACTTCATTATATCTGAGGTAATCGATCTGACAACTGCCAGTAGTGATTTCAACATAACCCACTATCATGAAAGCAATAAAGTGCATTATGTTCTGGGGCTTACATATCCTTCACCCTCTTCAACCTTGGTTTCAAGGGCTTCAACTCTTTCTTCTAATGTTGTTGGTGCTTCTTCAACTGGTGGTTCAGGTGGAGTTACTACAAACTCTTCTCTTTTAGGTTCTTCTTTTTTTTCATCTTCATCCCCACCCTTCTTCATCGTATTGATTCCAAAGGTAGCAGCTGATGCGGTAAACACTGTAGCGATGAATGTTGGATCCATCTTTGACAGCATACCCGCATAGCTAGCGGTGAGAAGAGCAGCAGACCAACTCAAAATCGCAATACGAATAACCTGTCCCATAGCATTTTCCTTTTTCTTATCCATTTTAGTTCGTGAGTAAGGTTAACCTTTTTTCCAAGCTTCACCTTCTGCTTTTCTTCTACGTGCAAGACCTGCTTCTACATTAGAACCGGGATTGCGGTAAAGATAAAGCGCATCGGGAACCATGTCCCATTCTTTATTCTTCAGGCGTTTAGTAATAGTATTAAAGTTATCGCCACCGTAGAAGCCAGCACCGAGATTATAAGCAAAGCTGAGCAGAGCGCCTCTTTTTCCATCCGACATTTCATTCCAGTGTGGGATTTTACGAAGTGCTGGAAGAAATTGATTTTTACACTGACTAATCAATAACTCATCAGCCTCCTGCTGAGTGATGCTCTCACCAAGTTTGAATGGAGAACCATCTTTCTTACGAGTTGAACCCCAACCAATAGTAATTGGGAGACCACCAGAAAGAGGGTCTGGATAGGCATTTAAATGACATCCTTCAAACTCCTTGATTAACTTGATGCCCATCATTGGGACATCATCACCACTAGTTACTGGGGCTGGTGCTGCAGTTACAGTTGCTGCAGCGTTTGACTTTTTTCCACGATAGATCTCTGCCCAGTCTACGTTGTCCTCAAGGAACTTAACAGGGAGATTATCTTCTAACCACTGAACTGCTTTCACATGGTTAGGATTTTTTTCATCATAAAATTTAAAAAAGTTATGCAGGTCGATACGTGCCATTGGTTGTTCTCCTATCAGTCGAAAATTCTGCCCCAGCCATCGTTGCCACCTGGACACCAACGATGCTTGAGAACTGCTTTTGTATAAATGGTTTTCTTACCATTTGTCACAGGACCAGTATAGTTATCATTAAGAGAACCATATGGATCATTAATATAGTATCCTTTGCCGTCTGGTGTCTTACCAATTACAACACACATGTGCCCACCAGTAGGTGCAGATAAAGAACCGCGATGCAGGATACCAATAACGACAGGTTTCCCAGCATCAAGACTCTTATCAATATCAGCAAAAGAAAGATTGTAACTAAAGTGTGACTTAACTCCATAACCTGCAAGTACTTTTGTTTGTACGGAGTGATCAGTCGTATCACCAATCGCAAATACTTTCTTGACATACTCATCATCACCCTTAATCGATCCTGGCTTAAGGAAAGCAAGGCACATAGCACATGACGAACTGTTGCAAGTTCTGTGTGCATCTCTGTAGTTATCTACTTGATTGAAGTATGGAACTTCGAGAACTGCAGGTGTAGGGGGCTTAGTTCTGAAGATTTCGATCCAATCACTTTCAGAATCATCCATGAATTCAGCGGGAAGGTTATCTTCTAACCATTGAACTGCTGATACATGGTTCGCATTACCATCATCATAATACTTAAAAAAGTTATGAAGATCTAAGGTCATTGGATATTACTTAAACACTGGAGTATTTATAAAAAAAGCGTCCTTTTGGACGCTTCATTATTTTTAAACAGTGGCACCAACTTTTACAGTTGACTTAACATATTCCAAAACATTTTCAGGTGTCGATACTTCATATGGATCGGTGTCTGCGTTGTCACGGAAACCGTCCTCCACGAATAATTTCTCGATGACTCCGCGATCCACAACCGCAGCATAACGCCAAGAGCGATCACCGAAACCAAGGTTAGACTTAGTGACAAGATATCCCATAGCACGAGTGAAGTATGCATTGCCGTCTGGAATGAGTTGTACTTTCTCAATGCCTTGGTCCTTTGCCCAAGCGTTCATCACAAAGCCGTCGTTAACAGAAACGCAGTAAATAGCATCAATGCCAAGAGCCCTAAATTCATCGTACTTTTCCTCAAATCCAGGAAGTTGATATGCGGAGCAAGTGGGAGTAAATGCTCCAGGTAAACTGAAAATAACTACACGCTTGCTATCAAATAATTCGGTAGTGGTACGGTATACAAATTGACCGTCTTCACGAAATACAAATTGTATTCCGGGAACTTGATATCCTTCCTTACGCATATTGACCTCCATCAAAATACACCAGGAATGATTTGTCCAGTGGTAAGATAAGAACCAGCAGCGGCAAGAAATCCAAGCATTGCCAGACGGCCATTCCAACGCTCAGCGGTTTCGGTAAAAATTTTAGTCATTGGTTTTCTCCTTAGTAAGTTTCAGAAAGTTGATCTACAGCGTAACCCAGAAGCACAAAAAATGCAACTGTGGTAAGAGTCCAAATTACTTCAGTCATCAGAAGACACCGAAGAAAAAGTTGCCAGTTGCAACGTAAGATACAATACCTGCTACGAATCCCATCATAGCCCATCGACCATTGGTACGCTCCTTGACCTGATTGGGGCTAAGCATACCATAGTTTTCATAATACATTGTGGGTTCTTTAGCAAACATATTTTGCTGCCCACGCTCATTAGTTGTTACGGTCATTTTCGTTTTATTACGAATTGTTACACAATTATATAGCAAAAATAAAGGGGAGTCAAGATCCCCACGTCAGGAAATTCTAAAAAATATCAGAAGGTATACTTCAGACCCGCTTTAAAGTTAGAAGTCAAGTTCTCAACTTGAGATCCAGTCAGAAGCCAATACTCACCATAAACACTCAGATTTTCAGTAGCGGCAACAGATCCGCCAACTTTACCTGACACTTGGACAGTAGTGCTGCCGGAGTTAGGAGTGACGAGAGCAGGACCTACTTGGCCATAATAACCATAGATTCCAGACTTACCTTCGTAACCCACGTGAGCTTCGGTAACAGTTCCAACATAATTAGAACCAGTAAGACCTGCATTAGCTTCCACATTTACATAAGGAGCAGCCATTGCAGAACCGCCAGCAAAAACAGCAGCAGCAGTAGCAAGAATAGATTTCATAAACATTTTAATAAACTACACTTGTCTTTAAGACTCATATATTTTAAGACTTTTTTTATGATCTGTCAAGAGTTTTGTTGTGCTGAGTTCTCGACAACTCTTCCTAGGTATGGATCATAGTCCATCAGTTCTTCAATCTTCAATTCAGCTCCACGCTGACTCCAGAAATTAAGAAGACCATCATGATTACCTTTATGAAAAATATCAATGTGCTCCGGATGAATCGAAGAACCAAGTTCAATCTTATAGAAAAGAAGAGGAATACTGTAAGTATTACCAGAATTGTAGATTAAATCATCTGCAACTGGACGAGGCTTACATCCATTATCAAGTTTATATTTCTCCCCTCGCATGTGATGCTTCATAAGTTTCTCAGCATGATGGCGAGTGATCATGTAGCAAGCGGTGGAGAAATCATTTACAAATCGCTTATGCAGTTTGACATGAAGATCTCCAGTGCAAATAATTGCGATCTGAACTACATCCCAATCATACGGAATGCGACCATAGAAATCATTCCAAGTAAAGTTCCAGAATCTTACAAGATCCAAATTACAGTCATCTTCCATGATGATTGCATAGGGACTATCTGATGTATCAAGCCAGTGACGGATTGCTTTTAGATGTGATGTAGTACATCCAATCTCACCAGAAGTCATCATCTCTGGATACCTTCCAGAAATAATATCACTCAGATCATCTTCTCTACCATCGTATGCTGAGATTCGAGTGTAGTTTTCAATCTCCCAATATTTAAATTGGTCTTCCATGTATTGCCACCTATCTGGTTGCCCATCAAGATTAATACAATAGATTGGACCAATATTTTTTAATTTGAACGTTGATTTGTTTCTATCCATTAGACTTGATATACGGCACCGTGTTGATAAGTGAATC